CAAACAATAACCAAATCGTACAAGTAGAAGTTACGTCATTCCCTACTGCGCCAGATTTAGTTTGGGTTGATTGTCCAGATAATTGCACAACTGAATGGACCTATGACGGCACTAATTTTAGTCCGCCTGCTCCTATTCCACAACCTACAGCTGATGAAAACAAAGCCACAGCAACAAGTTTATTGTTCGCAACTGATTGGACCACGATCGCTGATGTGAGTAACCCTGAAATAAGCAATCCATACTTAGTCAATCAAGCTGAATTTATTACCTACCGCAATACAATAAGGAATATTGCTGTTTATCAAGTAGGTGGAAATATTAATTGGGCTATAGCTCCACAAGCTTTATGGCAACAGGTTTAATTAATAAAAGTGAAACAAGGAATAGAAATGGCACAAGAAGATTACTTAGAAAAAATTGCTAACGCTGGCAGTGGCATTCAATACGGCGGAGCTGGCGGCACAGTACTATCTGGAATGGCGTTAAGTGAAATTGGGGTAATTGTCGGAATAGTAATTGCAATTTTTGGTTTTATAGTTAACTGGTACTACAAACACCTTTCTTATAAATTGCAATTAAAAAAGTTAAACGCTATGGAGATAGATAATGAATAATAAAAAAGTCATTGCTAGTGCAATATTCTCCGCCGCTGGATTAATACTTTTAGCTATTCATGAAGGATTTAGTCCGACTCCTTACATAGACACAGGCGGCGTTATTACAAATGGCTTTGGTAATGCTAACCGTGATGCGCATAAAACTGTCACGGTAGTACAAGCACTAGAAGATTTAAAAATAAACGCTTCATCGGCTGGCCAGGCAGTTTCTAAGTGTGTTCTTACTACTATGACTCAAAACCAATATGATGCTTATGTTAGTTTTGCTTATAATATTGGCAATAGAGCATTTTGTAATTCTACAATGGTAAGAAAAGCAAATGCTGGTGATGCAGTCGGATCATGCAATGAATTTAAACGTTGGCAGTTTGTTGCTGGCAAAGATTGCAGAATTGCATCAAGCAATTGTAGTGGAATTGTAAAAAGACGAAAAGCGGAGTTAGCGTTATGTTTACACGGTCTTTAAGCCATATTTTTGTTGCAACTTGTGCAATATTACTTGCTGGGGCTTTGTATGGCTTTGGGTACTACAGAGGCTATTCAAATGTTAAGATTAAATTTGACGCTTTTAAGCTTGAGATTAAAGTAAATGCTGAGGCACTAAGAGTAAGAAACTTAGTACTGGCGTCAAAGCAAAATACAATTAATAATAATGTTGTGAAGGAGCATAAAAATGCAATATCAAAATTACATACTTATTACACTAAGCATCCTATTCTTAAATGGATGCCAAACAATTCAACCAGTAGCAATGGATTGTCCAAAGTTTCCAACTCCACCAGTGTCATTGATGGAGAAGCCGAAATTAATCAAATTAATACCACAGGAATTAATCCCATAGATTGCGCCACAGATGTTTTGCAATTGCTCTACCTACAAAAATGGATTAAAGAGCAATTGATTATTCAATAAGCATTTACACCATTCCAAAAGTTGATCCGATGCTTACGCGTTTATATAATCCTGTGAGTGGTGGTGTTTTAGGCGTCCAAAATATGTTGTCAGTCAATCTAATTATTCTGGCATTTTTAACTGTTTCTACAGTTTGAGAATTAGTAGAACCTGATAGTAGCGTTAGACCAGCTGGTTTGTAGCTATCTATAATTGACACATATAATATTGTATTCTTGCCTTTGTAAACTTTACGACCACTTTTCTTAATTGATCTGTCTTCTAGCATGGATCTTACATGATGGTTTGTAGTAGATGTTGGCAATTTAATTTTTTCTGACAACTCCTTACTTGTCATTCCTTCTCTCATTAGTTTTAATATTTCATTCCGCATAGCAAAAGTCTTAACAGTCATTGTGTTTTTTATGTCCATTTTAATCCCTTAATAAATTATAAATTAATAATTATAAATAGATTACTATTAAAATTAATGATAAAGCAAATCCACAGCTATAAAATAATTTTAATAAAATATGCATTTCTTTTTCTTTAAAATCCCACTGATTACTTTTAAAAGGATCTGTCCTGTGAAACCTAGTCTCTCCTTTTTCGTATCTACTTATGTAATGATTATTTTTCATTTTAAATCTCCTAATTAATACTCAAGCCGTTGAGGCTCTTCATTGCGCTCTGAATAAATATGCTCAGCATACTGTTTAGCTACAAGTTCTATGTAAGCTCGCATAATGCCTATTGCGTCAATACCAAAATCATGATATTGATTTTCATCTGCTGGTGCTTTTATATAATCATTAAAAGCTGCAAAAATGTCACTGATAAACTGCGAGTAATTATTGTTAGTACATAGCAAGTCATCTAACAATCTTGTGTCAAATTTAATCGACCACATTAAATCATCTATATTTTCGTCCACAATATTCTCCTTTATTATGACTTATTGCATGATGTAATGTTGCAACAAGTCATGCATGAGTAAGTTACCCCATTCACTGTATAAAAATTCCACACACAACTACTAGCAGTTGCTGTTGTTGTTAATGATGTAAATGCTATTAGTAAATATTTTATTTTATTTAAGATCCTGAATTAAATAGTTAACCAACAATGATGACAACATTCCTTCTTTATAAGCTTGCAATAGCTGCCTTGTTATAGGGCTAATATATTCATTTTTGTCATTAACAGCAAACATGCCTTTTTTTAACCCCATTCCATAAGCTTCATTTTCAAATTTAGTCATTTTATTTCTCCTGGGTTTTGTTTAATTAGTAAGGCGCATTTGTTTCATTGTTAAGATACAGACTTATATTCATACCAAAGTCAAAATTTAACTGACTTGCAACATCATTAAATTGAGAAAACAGAGTAGTTATAGATTTTGCTTTGAATGCACAATTATCATCAAAATGCTTATCAATCTTGCTGCTTGTAATTTTGTAAGTCATAAACAAATCGTTTAAAACTTTTGAAACTTCTTTAGAGATTAACATAATGTTTTCCTTGGTCTGTATGATTAAGTAACGTAAGTCATCATAAAGCAATAATATTACTTTGTACACACATTTAAGTTATTTATTTAATATATTTATGTTATTTATTTTACATATGAATAAACTTGTTGTTTCTAGACTTAAAAAACAAATGCTCGCCGCTATTTGCATAGCTCTCTAATACATACACATTTACTATGCTTGTTGCTAAAATTAGTTTTGTACATGCAACACATGGTGCAGTTGTGCAATACATTGAGTAAGCATTAAAAGGCTCTTTTAATCTAGCTATTGCATTCTGTTCAGCATGCAAAGCCTCGCATAGATCTAAACCTTCTCCTGATTTACATGCATACCCTGCACAATGCGCTTCTATACAGTGCTCAAACCCAGCAGGCTGCCCGTTATAACCTGTTGACAAGATATAGTTATTTTTGTCAACTATTACAGCACCTACTTTTCTTCTTGCACAGGTTGCTCTATTTGCCATTGTTTGAGCAATGCTCATAAATGTTTCATCTATACTAGGCCGCATACCATCTCTTTATATTGTTCTACATTAATGTTAGCTTGGTTGATAATGTAATTATCGCTAGTATGGTTGTTTAAACCATTAAAACTTTTTATAAGATTTAAATCTAGCATTGCTTTTTGCCTTCCAAAAGGGTGATTTTTAATTTTACAAGAGCTAAATATTAAATCCCTATCCACATGATTGTAGTCATGTCCAGGACGCGCGTAATTTTCAATCCAACGTATTGCATCACACATAACATCTTCTACGTCGTATGGCTTGCCACCTGTGTCACTACAGGCCATTAGTACAACTTCATCTAAAAATTCTTTATTTTTTAATTTAGATGTTTTTTTAGCCATGTATTTAATACACTCTACTGCATTAGACCCATAGTAAAACAATGAACTGCCTTCAACAAGGTTTGGGTAAAAGTCAGCAATATCTGCAATAATTGCTGCGTATTGAAACTTATAAACTCTAAATCCGTTTTGCACATTCCACTTAAACATAAAATCTCCAACCTCTCTAAGTGTTTTCTTTTTAGATGACGTTGTTAAAAACGATGCAATTAAAATTGCAAGATATGGCGCGTGCTTAATTAAAAACATATTGCCTCCAGTTTTAAATCCAAACTCAGGCTTAGGAAACGCTGGAAATTGATAACCTCCAGAAGTATAAAAGCTTGGACCTACTTCTGCTCTTTTAGCAATGACTTGACAAATGTCACTAATGTTTTTGCATTCAAAAAAATCTGTTAATATTGTGTTGTGGTAACCACTTGGATTTTTAGCGTAATTAATTCCAGAGCCAGTGACTCTATGCACAATAAATAAAAAGATCCATTCTTGTATAGTCCACACATTATGAATTCCAGAATAGTTTTTTGATATTTCTAATCTAACACTATGCATTTTATGTTTGTAAGGATGAGAGTCTTGGGTGTTATGCCAAATGTCATGTATAATTTGCGTAAACCCTGCATATTTTCTATTAACAACATCGTATAAATGTATGTTTTTCATTAAGTCATCGTCAATAGAACTTAAGCTATAAGGAATTGTTCCTAAATTACACTCTTGTTGTTGAGTCTTTGCCATTTCATAATAGCGCAAAAACTCGTCGTAATATTCTGTTTTTACAATACTCATTACCAATGCCTCCATATACCTGCAAGAATATGCAATCCAACTATAAATTCAAAGAATTTTATTAACCACCAAACATAGTCTCTCAATTTAAGTCACTAAAGTCGTGCCACTTTCTGTCACTGTTAATTGATTCTATTAAACCTGGTGTGATTAGCCTTTCTATACAAGCGTCTGCACCGACGTTTATAAAAATTGCACCTGGCTTTCCAAAGGTTACAAAGTCCATCCAAGCTTTAGCATCGTAAGTTGCAGTTGTTTGAAATGGTGGCAACTCATTAGCTTTAACTGATTTTAAAAATGGAATTATTGCACTCCTTAGTTCGGCTTTTCCTATTTCGCCATCTTTCATATTCCTTGCAACAACCACTCCTCTTGCCTTTGCATTTGGCCAAGCTATTTGAAGTGCTCTAATAGTTGTGCCAGTTGAAACTGCCATCCATATTTCAGTTGGTTCAGGCATTTTACTTGCCATGCTTATTAGACCAGCAGTTACTTGTGGTATGCCTGACAATCCAAAAGGCAAAAACCTAGCATTGTTTTTTTCAGCCCAGCGCTTAGCATAGATATTTAAAGTAGGCATTGCTGCAATTTTGATAAATCTTAAATCAGCCCCATGAGCTTTTAATGCTGATTGATGTCTAGATGCTTGTTTAGAAGCAGGGCAGAAAAATACGCACTTTTTGCCGTACATTTTTGCAAGCGTTGCAATTGCGTCTGGTGCATGACCAACACGAGGAGCGCAATACACCAAGACGTTTTCTTTAGTTTCTGAGATTAACTTTTCTGCGCCAAAAGCCTTTAAACCAGCAGGAGCTAAATCTGCTCTAAACACAAATTTGTCTTCAAACGGTTGGATTAAGCTCATAGGGTGTGGCATGTTAGACTTAAAGTCTTCATGCATATTTAAAAAGCCTTGTCTATCGTTTATTTTTAAATCTTTGTTGCTATCATCTTGAGTAATATCAAACATTATTCTCTCCAATCAGAGTTGTATCTATAACTAATAGGTGCCAAATGCACTGACGAGCCTAATTCCATATATTTGTCTGCGTAAGCGTGTGGGTTCATTAAATAACGCTCATCAGGTTGGCGGATAATTTTAATGTTGCTTTGTTCTACTTGACTAATAAATAAATTTAATAAATTAATCCTGCTAGTAATGCTGCCATAAAAAGCAGTGCCTTTATAAAATCCAGTTTGAGGAATTCTACGCTGCTCATATTCTATAGGGTGTGGGATTGCAATTTCAATTGCGCAATGATATTCACTTTCAATTTGTTTTATTATTGATATATAATTATCAACTAATGTTGAGAGTTCTTTCTCAGGCATCTCTGCGCGCATTATATGATGTCTAATGTCAATTGATCCAAGTGCAAAAGTTACTTTAGAGTATTTTTTTGTTGTCTTTAGCATTTCGCTTTGAAGAAAATTGTTTTTTACAGCGCCATATAAAGTTTGTCCGTTTTTTCTAATCACAGCAGTGTTGCTTTCTGCGTAAGATGTTGCATGACTATCTCCAATAATTAAATTTTCTAAATCTAAATCGCTTTGCATTAGTGTTGTTGCAGATTTAAAGCGAAATTCTAATCTGTGAATTATGTCNATTAGCTTTGGATGGCAAGTTGCTTGACCTGCTCTTTTTGCAAGCATTAAAGCATAATCAGGCATAGGTATGTCTAAGCTAACTAGTGGTGCTTTAGAGTTAACTAAGTTTAATAGATTGTTAAATACTTCTTGAGTAACGCCACCAAACAAATTAAGTCCTCCTGCGTAGTTGACTCCGTGGTCTAAATACAATATGTCGGCAGTTGAATAGTCATCTGTTTTTAAAGCAACTGTTGTATTAAGCTTGTTAGCCCAGTGTTGCAACCATCCTCTAACATGTGATTTTTTATGGACTGGTGCA